TCCGAGAAACAAGGTATAGGAGATCTAACCTGGCTTGAGTGGGTTAGACAGTTAGAAGAAGACGGTGAGGATACCACAGGGATGCTTGATGATGAACCAGAAATATTTTCAGATCTAATTGTTTACTGGAGCGCATTTCATATATTGTCTCCATCCCGTAGTTCAGGAATGAGTGTTGGTTACATACCTCTCCCTGCATATGAAAGTTACTTTAGAATATTTGGCGTTGATTCTCTCGAAGAACAGCTTAACTACCTTAAATTTGTTGGAGTTTTAGACTCCGAATATCTGAAGTGGCAGGGTGAGAAAAGTGAAACAGAACGTAAGAAAAACAAAAGTAAATCGAAAGGTCAAGTGCCACCGCGAAGGTAGGTCCTTGGCCTTTTTTGGTTTAATATAATGGCAAATATAGCCAATATAAAATTTGTTCTTAGCGCTGCTGGTGCTGAGCGTGTTGAAAGACAGATCAGAAGTATTCAATCTTCTGGGCGTAAAACAGCATCAGTATTAATGGAGATACATAATGTTCTTAAACGTATGGAGAAGAATGGTCTTGTCGCTGTACAGAAACAAATGACCAACACCACATCTGCAACCAAAAAGTTGGAGATGCAGGTTAAAAAATTAGAATCTGCCAATGAAAAACTACAGTCCCAAATGAAAAAGATGCAGACGGCTCAGGTTGGGGCTACCACAGCAACAAAGAGAGGCACTGCTGCAGTAGAAAAACAAGGTAAAGGCATACGTAATCTGATCCCTCATGTTGCTGCTGTAACTATTTCCTATATGGCTATGCGTAGAGCTGTTCGTGCTGTTATGGAAGCATTGAAAGCTGGCGCAGAGTTCGAACAACAGATGGCAATAGTTGGTGGTATCGTCCGTGCTACCACCGCTGAGTTTGAAATGTTGGCCGATGCTGCCAGAAAAGCAGGTGAAACCACAGTCTGGACAGCCACTGAATCAGCTAACGCCCTACGATTTTTGGGTATGGCTGGTTTTGATGCTGCAGAGTCTATCGTTGCATTAGGCGGAGTTCTTAATCTCGCTCTGATTGGTGAAATGGAATTATCCCGTGCTACTGATATTGCCACAGATACATTGCGTGCGTTTGGTTTGGAAGCCGGTGAATTGGATCGTGTAGTTGATGTTATGGTTGGTACCATTACACGTAGTAATACCAATATTGAAAAGATGGGGCAGGCGATGAAATTTGTGGCTCCCATCGCTGCCCAATTAGGCTACTCTGTCGAGCAAGTCTCTGCTATGATTGGTGTTCTATCCCAATCAGGTATCAAAGCAGGTATAGCTGGGCGCGCCCTTCGTATGTCCTTCCTTAAATCCATTGGTGCTGCTAAAGAACTTGGATTAGAATCATCTAATCTCATTGGTATTTTAAGAGAGTTGGAAAGTAGAAATATGGGGGCTGCTGAATTAACCTCTACATTGAAAGAATTGTTTGGGTTACGTTCAACACCTGCTATGCTTGTATTAATGCGTGGTATGGAACAGTTAGATGAATTCACTGAAACTTTGGAGAATGCTGGGGGTGAAACAGACAAATTTATTGAGCGTTTGGATACTACTTCTGTCGCATTTAGAAAGCTTGCATCTGTTGTAAAAGATGTTGCTATTAGTGTATTTTTGGAATATGCAGATGATCTAAAAGGTGGTATAAAAGATCTTGCACAGGCTATCAAAGATAATAAAGACGAGATCAAAGAATTTTTTGATAGTCTTATAACATATGGCAAATTAACGAAAGACGTAGTAGTCCCCCCTTTGCAATTATTAGTAGTTACATTTAAAGCTTTAAAAGTAGCTGTAGATGCTATTGGGGGTGATCCTTTTCAGAGAATCGTTTATCTTGGTAAGGGTATTGACAAACATATACAAAATATTAGTGATGAACTAGTTGGTGTCAACGCTTTAAATTCTGCACTTATAACAGCAAATAAAATCTACAATGAACGTCTTGTATTAATGGCTGATATGGCAGAAATGGAAGATGAGTATGATGCAACACGGGAATCTATACTTCAAAAGACATTAGCTGAGTTGGAAGAAAGTACTATTACAAAAGATATTGTATCTGCGTTTGAAGTTCTTATGACAACAGCAGGTAAGGAGTCAGCATGGGCCTATATGGAAGCATTTTCTGGTGGAGTAGAAGCATCTGGTTTAATTGATGAGGAATTTATTTCAAAAGAAGGAGAAAAAGTACATAAACAAATTTTGAAAGATTATGAGAAATTAGTAGCTGCTCAATTAGCTGCTCACAAAAAATTCTTAGCCGACAGAAAAAAGATAACTGAAACTGGAATGAAGTCAGAGTATAAAGCTATTTACGCACTTGAATTAGCATTTGCTAAGGCCATGAGTGCAATAGATAAAAAGAAGTTAGAAGAGCAAGAAAAATTCTTAGCTGATAGGAAAGCACTAACTGAAACTGGGATGCTGTCTGAGTATGAAGCTGTCTACGCACTTGAATTAGCTTTTGTTGATGCTATGAAGGCAATAGACGACAAAAAAGCAGAAGAAAACAAAAGAATATACAAAGAAATTAAAGAATATATAAATGATGTTACAGAAGCTTTGGAAGAGTTTAGGTCTGCTGCAGAAGCGGCTGGAATAGCATATCAAACAATGACTAAGGATCTTGGTTCTTCTTCTGGTGATTGGGAAACAGTACAACTACGAATAAAAGGTGCCTATGGTGAGATGGCCGCAATTGCCAAGCTTGAAGCAGAAGTTGCAGATGCTGTTGGTAAAGTAATTGGTGAAACAGAGAAAACAGAAAAACAATACAGAAACGACAAACTCCAAGCGATGAAGTCTTTGTATGAAGATCTGGAAGAAATATCTGGTAATTATTATGATGCGCAGGTCCAGATCATTGATATGGAATACGATAAATATATGGAGATGTTGGGTCTGAAATTATCAGAACAAAAAATATGGAATGAAAAAGACAAGCAATTATTCGATGCCTTAAACCGTTGGAAAGTCTTAGAAACTATAAAACTACAGCAACAATTGCTAATTCATTCTGGTGGATTCTTTGGTGGGATGGTTGCTTATTTAATGCAGGCACAAATCGATTGGCAAAATGCATGGGAACAAATGGGCCAGTTCGGTTATGATACATTTGAAAAAATAGGAGATGGTTTTGAAGATTCCGTAGTTTCTGTCTTAAAAAACGATATGCATAGTATCGGCGATATATGGGAAGCTCTACTTGATGATATGTTGGATAGTTTCATTAAATTAATTGCTAATTTGGTCAGGCAATGGATGATGGCTGGGCTTGCTAATTTGGTTATCGGAATAACTGTTGGTGGTGCAGCAACTACAGGTATTGGTGGTGGAGCTGCCACTGGGGAAGGATCAGGTATTTTTGGATCAGCAGTAAGTAGTATTGGTAGAGCACTTGCGAACAAACTTCTTACTGCTGGGTATGATTATATCAGCGGAGCGTTGTTTGGCGGAGGATATGGCTTTAGTGGTGCTGGTGTTAGTGGCCCCCTTGGAGCAGGAACTTATGCACTTCCACAGGGCGCTCCTTTTACTGGATATACTGCCCCTTGGATGTATCAACCAGGAAGTGGCGCATATTGGGGTGGATCAGGCATGGGTGGTATGAGTGGTCTTGGTGCCGGTCTTGGTGGTTTTGCAGGTGCTGGAACGGGTGCAGGTGGAAGCATAGGCGCGATGGGCGGAGGAGTTTTTGGCGGAGCGTCTGGATTTGGAACAGGGGCAGCAGCTTCAGGTGGGGCAGGTAGTGGAGCAGCAGCCTCAGCAGCAGCAGGGCCTATTCTTGCAGCAGCAATGTTGGCAATAATGGGAGCCTTTGCATGGCAAGCAAGCTCTCAAAATGAACCTTCATCTTTAAGCACTCGTTGGGAAGGGAGAGCATCACAAGATCCAGAAAAGCTATTTGAAGCAGAATTATTAAATGTAAGCACTTACATGGGAGCTTGGGATGATGCGGATATCCTAAGTACTGTAAACGGTGTTATTCTCGGCCAAGTCAATGAAGCCTTTGGAACGTACAATGCTATTTTCCGTAATGTGGGAGAAGAATCACAAAAAAAATTAAAGGAAACCTTTGATGGTTTTGAAGGACTATATCTTTACATTTCTCAAATGGCTGCACCCGGAGCACCAATGACGGCAATGGCAGGTTTAGGGAAATATGCGGATTGGCAAGCTAACCTCTGGAATGATGCCTCTGGGAGTTATGAACCTCAGATAGACAGAACAATTGGCAAAGAAGGATGGTCTTCTGGTCTACAAGGTACAGCACTTGAAGCAGTCAATGAAATCCTTGGATCATTCTTTGAGGAATACATAGCCGAAGCAGTTGAAGGACTCAAAGGTGATGAGATGTTTGAGTTCATGACTGATGATATTCAAGATGCGATTGAAAGTGCTGACCTTGGACAATTCATTAATGATATAAAAGGGTTCTATAAATCATTCACAGAAAACGCAGACTTGATACAAAAAGCTGGAAAAGTTTGGGAAGAATTGAACCATTGGGTTGATGGAACCACAAAAGATTATACCCAATTTGATAGAATTGCAATGGAGGCACAAGTACAGGTAACAGCATTTGCGGCAAAAATGGCTGAACTTGGCAATGAATTATCAGAAGAAGAAATCACAGATAAGCTAAAGGAAATATTTGATAGGTTGTCAGAAGGAGTTGACCTAAAAGGTCTTGCGGCTCCTATGACTCTTATGGATCAGTTGATTGCCGGTATTAATGCACAGTTTGATGCTTACCTGGAAATGCTGAAGGAGTATGGAGTTGACCTTGAAAAAATAAATGATTTAGAAGAAAAACGAGCAAAAATACTTGAACGAGAAACTAAGGCTTTATCTGACGCCACATGGGAACAGGTAAACGCCACAGTAGATCAGTTAATGCAAAAAACCCTACCCTTAGAGGATACGATTATTGGGGTAACAAAAGCATTTGATAATATATTTAAAGCGCTAAAGGATATTTTTGGGATTGATGATTTTACCGAAGAAATCGGAAAGCTAAAAGAGGAATTGAAAAAACTAACAGACGCTTTCGCTGATGAAGTAAAGGCATTTGAAGATATGATTAAAGATTTAGAATCAGGAGATGCAACCGCAGCAATTAAATATTTTACTGATGAATTAGAACGACTATCCAAAGCAGAAGGAACTGTAGGAGAATTTGCAGTATTATTTGCTGAAATAAAACTGGCTTTTGGTAGTGCCGCTGGTGATATTACAAGCCAACTTCAGTTTCTTTATGATGGTATGGGATTCGTAAAACCTGGCATGGAACGTGTAAAGGCTGCTGGCGAGGCATTTCAAACAGCAATGAGAGCATTTACTGGTAGTATGGGAGGGATGACCCCAGAAGAGCTTATAGCTGGATTTGGAACAATAAAGGAAGCTTCTGAAAAGTACAGAGAAGAGTTGGAGAAAATCGCAGTTATTCCTGATTGGGGCAGCCAAACCGCATCCTCAGAATGGGCAAAAAGGGCACTCGTATGGCTTGACTGGTTTGATACTATTGTTGGTTCTTTTGAAGAAACCCTTATGGACTTAACGGCAGTTGGTGGAACTGATGAGGAGATCCAAAGAGTAAAAGATATATTAGAAGCTCTTACAGGGGGCGGTGATTTATCAAATGAAGCGTTGGCTGATGCACTGAAATATTTAGAGGATGCGCTGGCTGATCTTATGGCAAGTGGTGGGGCTTCTGCGGATGAAATAAAACGATTGACAGATGATATCGCAGCTTTAGAAAAAGCAACCGCTGCCTACATTGCCATGCAGGAAAAACAGTTACTTGCCATGAAAATCCAAATGGGATTGTTTGATGAGGAATATGGCAGAGAACTCAGAATGGCCGAAATAAAGGAGAGATATGAAAAAACTGGAATGTCTTCCGATGAGCTAATTGAATGGTTTAAAAATGCTTCTCTTGATGATTTAAAAGCAATGGCAGAATCTTTGGGGCTTGATTGGACAGACATAGCCAATGATATTGCTTTTCTTCTTGCAGCTCTTGGGGGACTTGGCGATGGTGCTGAGAGTGCTGCTAATAAAATCAGACGAGCACAAGCAGAACTTTTAGGCGGAGAAGATATGCGGCTCTGGGATTTGTCGGAGAGATACGGGGTGGAACATGGCGCCTGGACACAAAAGAATGTAGATGATATAAGAAAGCAATTTTTAGATTCTTCTCCAGAAGAATTTGCAGCTTGGGCTAAGTCTCTCGGAGTATCTACAGATCAGTTAATCGCTGATATTCTGAAATTGATAGCGGCTTTTGATGATGCTGGAATGAGTATTGAAGACGCTGCAAAACAAATTAAAGGTATATTCCAAGGGGTCAATGATCTTATTGCGGGCACTGGGCTGGCAGAAAAAGCAGCACGACTCTGGGGGATGGTCATTGATTTAGCAAAACCATTTCTTTCGCCAGATATTGGGGGTGGGGGTGAAACACCTACACCAGAAGAATTAACAAACATATCCAGTAAGATAGTTGAGTGGTATTATGCTTCAGAAGCGGCTGCGAGAGCATTAGGTCAAGTGGAATTAGAAGCTGCTCAATTACAAATACAGGTTGCAGATAGAATTTCTGCTTTAATAGATCAGATCGACCAAACCATCCGAAATATCAAATATTCTGATCTAAATGTATCCCTGCCATATCAGAAAGCAGAAGAGGCACAAGAAGATTATGATACGCTCCTTGCCGCCGCATTATCAGGTGGGACAGAAGATGTGAATAAATATTTAGGATTTGCTCAAACATATCTACAACAGCAACAAGCGGATTTAAAATCAAGTCAGGCATACCAGGATGTTTACGCCTCTGTTATGGGGGATCTTGAAACAGTAAAAGGAATGGCCGAAGCTGGTGGATATGACGCTAAAATCTTAGAAGAACTGAAGAAGGGCAATAGCTTAACCGTTGAACAAACAGAAGCATATAAGGCGGCAATGGTGACTCTAAATGCTGCATGGGATGACGCAACCAAGTGGGTACAAGATTGGGTAGATAGATTAGAACGGGCATCCGCTGCAATTAGTATTGATTGGGGGAATTTTGATGGGTCTATAGCAGAAGTGCTTGCCTTATTGATGGATATTGTGAGTTTATATGGATGGGAAAATAAACTTGTCATTGACTGGATCTTCAACATTCCAATGTCCATATTCAAGGACTTTGAGGATGCCATGAAGTTCGCAGGGTTTATTGCAAGTGCCGCTGGTTGGGAGTCAAAAGCCACTATTTCTTTCTTTAAAAATTTGGGGGAAAATTGGGAGTTTGAGGACATGGATGAGGTCTTGGCTGCGATTGGGTGGGTAAAAGAGGCAGCAGGATCATGGACAGCGAGTGCAACGATAGCTTTTATTGCCGGGCTTATGGATGCAAGCGGAACGCCTATTGAAGACATGCATTACTGGTTGACAAAACTTGGAATCGGTGACGAAATTCCTGATGTCCTGGTAAAGCTGATCCTTCAAACGGTTGATTTTAATGATATACCGTGGGACGACATTGATGCCTATTTGAAAAGTCTTGGAATAACGGATGCTGCCATTCGTAAATCAATGGAAGTCGATCTTGTTTTTGGATTTGCTGTTTCTGGGGATATGGATTTAGCTGGCATAGGGGATTGGGTTTATGCGAAAATTTTTAGTGCCTTAATTCTTGATGTTGGAGATCCAGAAAAACAGAGAATATTGAAACAAGTTGAATCTCTGGCGGGTATGTTTGGTGTTTTTGATGCTTATAATCTTGGAAGGCGTATGTCGGAACTATCCCCATTAGCTCAAGGTGCTGGATGGACAGATCCTACGGAGGCAGGTACAGCAGCTGAAGCGATGTGGCAACAGGATATGGGATATGCGTCATGGGCGTTTGCAAAAGGCGGAATAGTGGACTCCCCAACATTAGGTATGATCGGTGAGGCTGGCTATCCAGAGGCCGTTATTCCCATGATGGACGGGTACAATATCCCTGTCAAATGGCTCAACGGTGGATCGACCGGGGCAGAGGGAACTGCTAATAGACCACTCCATATTACAGTTGAAGTTGCAGGGAAAGAATTTAAGGCTGATGTTGAGGCATGGGCTGATAATGTTCGTGTAACTGCTAATAAAACCAAAGGCAATGAAACCAGGAGATTATATAGATAATGCCTATCTTAGTCGAATTAAACAAATCTAATGTAGTTACTTGGAAAGACACAGCAGATGTTGTCTGGTTTGATAGAGCGGATGTTGTCTGGTTTGATGGAGAAGACACAAGTACATTATATCTAAGTTTAGATGGAATAGCTCTAGATCACTACTGGGATGCGTTTGTTGAATCCTTTTCATCTCCACAGTATCAAACAGCTACTGATTATGGTGGATTTGTTAGAATGGGGTTTGGGCAAATATCCTTTAGCCTTGATGCTTTTGCAAGTGATTGGGTTCCTCCAAAACAGCACACAATAACTATTAAGTACACAACAACTACAGAGGGTGTTGCTGTTACCTTATTCACAGGAGATATCTATCTTGAAAGTTTTGATGAAGAGACTGTAACTTATACTATAAATGATCCAAAGTACACACAGAAACTCCTTAATGTTGGTACTGACCATGACGGTAATACTGTGCCATACCCAAAAGTGTTTGGAGCAGTTACACATGTTGAACCACTTAGATTAGCTGATGATGGCTCAAGTCGGCCTTGTTACCATCTTGGAGGAATAACAACCACAGTAGATGCAAAAACAATATCGGCATTTAATTCTTCTTCTGCTGGAGCAAAAACACAAGTGGTAACTTCCGCCACACACGGATGGAGTAATGGCACAAGCGTGTATATAACAGGTACAGTAAATTTTGATGGCACTCATACAATAGAAAGTGCATCTGGTACAGTATTTGTAATTCCAGTAACTTATCCAACAAGTAACTCAGAAACTCTTCCGCTTCATGCCAACGCTTTTGTTTCTGGGGGGTTTGCTGTATTTGATGATGGTGTGCCAATTCAAGAAAATGTAGTTGTTGCTAATGGTGTAGATGGGGCTTTCTCATTATCAGCATCTCCTGTTGGAACTGTAACAATATCAGGCACAGCATCTGAAACTGATTTGGAAGAAGTAATATCATGGGGGAGACAAAGACTGACTAATGTTGGGTCGTTAGCCACAGCAAATGCTCGTGGCACTTCTCCTTCTGTATCATATTGGGCTACTTCACAGAAGCCACTTATAGATTTTATGTCTGATATTTCTGCATTTTTTACTCATTATTTTTATATCAAAAATAGTGTTTTGACATTAGGTGATATGCTTCTTGATAATGGAACAGAAACATTGGATGAATTTGATTATTTTACTGCTCAGTACAATGCAGCTGAAGCAGTCAGCCAAATTAAAGCATCTTGGACCACACATGAAGCAGAAAATGGCTTTGTTGATGAAGTACGAACAGCAAGATATATTAAAGCAATACAAAATACTGTGATTGAATCGTTACATACTGCATCTTCCGGTACAACTGATGGGGCTATTACAGCACAACTTGTGGATTCTGGGGCGACTTTCTCAACAGATGGTGTGAAAGCTGGGGATGTTGCACAGAACACCACAGATGATACAAGTGCTGTTGTTTTGGCTGTTTTATCTGAAACTGCCCTTGAATTAGATAATGATATTTTCGTGTCTGGTGAAACTTATGTTGTTGGTCCTTCTTTTCCTTATGGGCAAGAGCTTAATATTGAACCGTATCATGATACAAAAAGCAATGTTTCCGCAGCGTTGGTAAATATTCTCACAATTTTAAATAAAGATGTTGCTGAAATTAGAATACCAATTAGCACCACTCTACCAGATCCAGGCAAAAAAATGACTTTTAGTGACACCCAAATGATTGTAGATACATCTACTTGGATTCGAGCAAGAATACTAACTTACGATTTCACAAGTGAAGAAATAGTTGTACGAGGAGAAGGAGTAATATCGTAATGGCTGTCTTACACATTGGAACTATGACCACACTAGCAGCTGTTCCCAAAGCTGATATTTCAAATAACGATGTAGCCTATGTATGGAATAGTTCATGGTCGCGTAAAATGGTCTATGATTCAACATCTACTGAAGCGACTGATATAATTAATCACCCATACTACCAGAGGCCCACAGACTACGCCTCAGCAGGAGTGTGGATTGAGGCTGTTGGAGCTGATGAAAATCAGGTATTTAATGCAAGTCAGATTATCACTGGGCAATTAAGATCTACTAATTGTACAACAGCAACTGGCAGTGAGTATGATCTTGATAACGCAACAATTAAATTAGGTGGAACTCAGGTTGATGCTACTGGTTCTTATAGAGGAATATTTGCTGGATTAGATTCTGGACTTTACAAATTGTATGCTGGAGATGGAGCCAACAAGTATTTCAAATTTGATGGAACTAATATTTCATGGAGAGGTGCAAATGCATCATTATCAACATCTGGTGTATTCACAGCCACAAATGCAGTTTTAACTGGTTCTGTTACTGCTTCGATAGGGGCGATTGGTGGATTTACTCTTGCAACTACTACTCTTACAGCAACTAATTTATTGTTAGATGCTGGAAATCAAGAAATAAAACTTGGAACTGGGGATGATATCATCTCTCTCGATGCCGCTGATGCAACATATCGGTTAGCAATCGGCCACGCTACATATGCCTCTGCTCCGTTTAGAGTGAGTAAAGCTGGTGTGCTTTATGCAACAGGCGCTTCGATTTCTGGAAATATTTATGCTTCCACAGGTACAATAGGTGGGTGGGCAATCGGTTCCAATTATCTGACATCTACTAGTATAGGACTTCATTCTGCATCAGCAGCATCAGGTGCTCAGATATTAATAGGGCATGCTACATCTTATGCTTCTGCAGAAATTGGTCTGAAAGCTGATGGATCTGGTAAGTTAGCAAGTGGTAATATTAGTTGGGATACTGTAGGCGCTATGACATTAGCTGGTCCTTATAGCTCATCTGCCACTATTACAGGTGGTGTTTTTACTGTTGATACTACTGGTTTTCTTCATTCTGCAAGTAAAGCTACATATGGAGATCCAGATGCTGGATTCTTCCTAGGCTACGATTCTGCTTATAAACTTAATATTGGGGATGCAAGCTCTTACCTTAAATGGTCTGGAACTGCTTTAGAATTAAAAATGGCTTCCGGCGAAACTTTTGATTTGTATGGTTCTTTAGATATCCAAAGCGGTGGAGATCTTAGTGTCAAACAGGGTGGAGATATAATTCTCGAAGGCGGATCTTCTGGTAATCCTTCTATACTTGATGTGAGAGGAGGAGGAACTATATGGAATGCTGCTGTTGCACAAATTAATTTTAGTAGTAGTGATGATGTTGATGACTATTTTTCTATGTTTCTTGGAAAATTTACTTCGGGTACTACGCATTATGCTTTAAAGATTGGTCCAAATTCAGGGCTGGTTGCTGCTGGGACTACTCAATTATATTTAGGAGGTGGATATGATGGTGGGGGTGCAACATATGCTTACCAAACGCTTATTCAGGCTTCCAATAAGATTCATTTTCAAACAAATAGTACTAACATAGCTATAGATACGAGTGGTGATATGACTTTTGATGCCTCTGATTTGATTGTGTGGGGTACAGGCACTTTTTCTGGAGTTGTCACAACAGGTGGAGCCGATCCCCCCTATGAAGTATTTTGGGCGGAAACAAGAGAAAGCGTTGTTGAAAGAATCAAACAGGGCGTACCATCTCAGTATATGACTGGGTGTGCTATTTTTTACAACTCGGTTGCGGACCAAATGGAGTTATTTCTACCGACTAAGGGTGAGTTTCGGGATCTTGGAAACAGTGTAATTGAAACAATAGATCCTATTAATCCTGCTTTTGAAACCAAAGATCATTATTATGTTAATCCAATAACGGGAGAGATGGATAGGCGGGAAGTACCTATAACCAAATTTGCTTTTGTAGTAAAAGATGATTGTTCTATTGATCATGAAACTGGTAAATTCTTCAATAACATGAAAAAAGAAATACCATACGATAAAGCAGTTGTTGTAAAAAACAAAACAAATACTCCACTTCCAACGTGGGCAGCTAATAAAGTTACCCAAAAGGGCCTTAAAGTAGAAGTATCATCCAAGTCGAAAAAAGAAAAGGACTGATAAACCAATGAGAAGTTTTACTATTTTGGCTTTTTTGATGCTCTTTATTGTATCAATGGTATACGCTTTTGATGAATTTTATGAACGAGTGATCGATATTCCCTCTGTTGAATCTTTACCTGATGCTGATTACCCTAATATTGCACCCGTTATATGGCAAGGTGGTGATGAAAAGTTTGGAAAATGGCGGAATTTCTTTAATGGCGAAGAAATGGGGTGGGGGCTTACATATAATAGCCATTGGAATTATAAAACAAATACATGGGAAGGGCGTGACAGCGGAGATCCAAGAGCTAATATTTGTGCATATATAAGGTTTAACGTATGTGAAGGGAACCTTGGTGGAAACACATTTGAGATTAATTTTGCAAAAGGTGGGGAGGTAGGGGAAACACCGGATTGGAACAGCGGATCACATTTTTTCTTCTATGACGGGAATAGTGATACTAAAGCTCCAGCCGTTATGCAAATTCATGGCCCTGGAAATGTTGACACCATGATTCAGTTATGCCCTAATGAAGGGAACAACCCGTCATGGTTGAACCTTCGCAATTCTGGTGATGGGAAATTTCGTATTGAACGTCAAGTATTTGGGTCTGAACATAGGGGGGATTTTTATACAGCACTCAGAATTCCCTTAATGACATTCGATAAAAATAACGGCTGGATCGGCATTAACAATGATTCTCCCAAAAGCCCATTGGATGTTGTGGGAGGAATTACAATCAGGGCAACAACGATGCCTCCAGAAATTGATACAGATGAAACTATGACTTTATGGATGGATAAAATAACAGGAAATGTTATGATACGCATTATTCATAATGGGGAGGTGCGTCAGGGAGCAGTAGTTAATTTTAAAGGTTTACCATTAAACTAAAAACGGGGGAACAAAAGAAATGGAAGAAAAACAACCAACAAATATTCCAATAGAACAGGTATTACAGGCACAGTTTGCAAAAGTAGGGCAACTTACATTCCAAATTGACATTATGAGACAACAATTAATAGCACTCGAAAATGAAAATAAGCAATTAAAAGAACATAACGAATTATTATCTACAGTAGAAGAGAAATAAAAATGCCAAAATATGCCATCTATCCTGAAAAACAAAGCACACCAACTACAACAAGTGCAAATTCCAGCTATCCAGTTGCAAATTTAACTGGTAATGATTACCGGAAAAAGGTTTGGAAAGCAGCGTCTAGCGTAGCAACTGCCACACTCAGAGTACCAATAGCTGCAAACGCACAAGCAATTTCTTTACATAATACCAATGCAGAAACAGCTATTTGCACAATCACCTTGGATAGCGCAGAACAAACATTAAAAGCTACATTAGCAACTTCTTATGCAAGTGGTACTGAAGTTGGTATATCAATAGCTACACATGGTTATAGTGAAAATGATATTATTCTACTAAATGGTACTGATCATTACGATGGTGTATATACATTACCATCTCAGGCATCTGGAGCAACAAGTGAAGTTATTATTACTGCTACATTTGCTACTGAGACATTCGCTATCACGGACACAGCTTGTGTTGTAGTCGAATCCACAACACATACTCTTGAAACAACAGATAGAACTTACGACAGATTTTGGCAAGCTTACACTAAACAAATCGCAGCTCATACAGCAACCATAAAACTAACAGCTGGTTCGGGAGAAACTGTTGAGGCAGGAATTGTTAGAGCAGGCACACTAGCAACATTTTCAAATCCACAATATGGGGCAAGTCAATCTCCAAGAGATTTCTCAATCAAAAAACCATTACGAAATGGAGCAATCTACACCAAAAAATTAGAGATTGTAAGGGCTTACTCATATTCAATGGATTTAGTAAGAGATACTAAATTTAATGATCTAATTGATTTATATAGTTATTATGGGCCAAATCCATTTTGTATGCTTATAGATGATGAAATAGACAATGATTATTGGTGCTTATTTGGTGCATTTGATAGTGAACCACAAGGAAGCCACAGTTATCCAAGTGACAGCGTGGTAAGTGTGTCAATTTTAGAATCAGTTTAGAGGTGGTATAATTATGGAGGATACTATTATAGATGGAAATAAAATGAATATAGTATTCATTGAAAACCCTAATGATAATGATAATGACAATGATAATATAAATTGTGTGCTTGAAATGAATAGTATTAGTAAAATTATACAAAGCAGTTATGAAGATTTGAAAAAAGGTGACGAAAATGGCAAGTAACAATTATGGAGCAATAGGATTAATAGGTGGTAGTACTGGATTTTTGGATGCAATAGATGGCACTAATCTTGCCACTGGTGATGCTGCTTATGTAAAAACATCAACTGGATTTTATGTTTATCATCTAGATGCTTCATCTGGTGCTACAGAATCAAGTCCTGATATTATCTCTCCTGATGCAAACGCTGGAAATAAACGATGGCTCTTATTGGCATTTGCTAAACTTCGTATACCTGATACTGATGGATCTAATGAACTACAAATTAAGTGGAATGAAAATGATAGTGCTGATCGCGTACTAAATGTTAAGGTAAATTCAGCTGATAGAACAATAGATGTGACAGGTAATATTACTTTTGCTAATAATTTTATAACTGTTGGAAATTATGCGATTACATTTACTTCTACGGGAACAACAGCCCTTACATTACCTGTATCTGGGACGTTAGCTACCACCCCTCATCAAGCAACACATATTCTAGGTGGTGGTGCAGAAATAGATGGCGATAAAATAGACATAGACTGGACCCCAGCCTACTACACTCCAGCAACCAACTCCACAACAGCTGATAATCTGGATCATTTAACTTCTCATTTGAAGGGTATTGATACCGCTGTTAATGTTGCAGGTGGTATAAGTAATATAGTTGAAGATACTACCCCACAACTTGGGGGTGATCTGGATATAAATAGTAAAGGCATTAAATTTGCCTCTCCTGCAACAATTACAGATTGTAAAGATGAAGATGATATGTCATCTAATTCTGATACTATGTTAGCAACACAACAAAGTATTAAAACATATACGGATACTAAAGCATCTGCTACACATGCCACAACACATACTATAGGTGGTGGAGATGAATTAGATGGTGATAAGCTCGATATTGATTATACGCCCACTTACTACACTCCAGCAACCAACTCCACAACTGCTGATAATTTAGATCATTTAACAGCACATCTCAAAGGCATTGATACAAAATGTAATGATGCTCGTACAACAAATATGGAAGATAATATTCTACAAAGACCCAAATTATTAGACTATGGTGAAACTTTAAATGCTATTGGATCAATAGCAACA